CAGAACGCAGCTATGACCGCTTACTTTGTCGTCGAAGCGCTCAGTAAACGGTTCAAGCGTTACGCTGGTCTGTATGTTCAGGTCTGAAGTGTGAAGCTGTCTGAAGTACGCTACGAAGTCTAAAAGTACCTGTATGGTGTCGCTCATTACTTCTTGTTCGTTCTCTTCACCCGGTAGGACTCTATCCATAGCCAGCAGGCGTATATTATAGGTTAGCGTCCTTTCGCTAAGTACTACGCTTTCTTCGATAGCCCAGAGTACTAAGTAGTCGAGTTCCTTCGGGTTAATTTCCCAAAGGTCGCCCTGTCCGTACTGCTTCACCTGAAGGTGTGCTGTGGCTTGGGTTTCTATCTCGTTTAGTATCTCGTTGAGCGTTAACATACTTTCGTAGTTTCTCTAAGTTCTTAGTATTTACGTTTCTGCTCATATTTCTCTTCTAAACTTCTAACCTTCTTAGTACGTCCCAAGAACATACCAGTAGTATAGCTTCGCGTATCGGGCTGTATAGTGTCCAGTCCGCTATTAGGGTTAGCGTAAGCTGGGTAGTCGCTTTCGTTCTCAAGAAGAAAACTTACCAGCCTTTCGGTGTACCATTCGGCCTTATCCTTATAGCGCTTGCTAATAAAGTTTATCTCATCTAACGAAGCGTTAGAACTGTTCTCTGAACTCTGCTGGTGTAGCCCTTTGTTCAGGAACTTGTAAGAAATAGCGGTAGGCGCTTCAGCTTGCACCCAGTACAATAGGGCGGGCTGTATGTAGTCTTCTAACAAGGTCTGGTTAGCCGTTGTTAAAGCGCTGCCTGTTATCTGCGTCTTTAGTTCGTCGTATAAGGTCGTGCCTATTTTGTGCTGAATATGTATATCCTGACACATAAGAAGCACCGGGCGCAAGTACTTAAAGTCTATGTTCTCATGTAAAAGGGTATTATCCTTTAAGAACGTTTCAGAAAGAAATAGAACGTTTGCCATTACTTCTTAACTCTCATTAGTTTCTGCTCCCAGTAGTGGCGGCAATGGTACGATTTACCCCAGAAGCCCCCGCCACGCATCCACACGTTACGGTTCTGGCTTACGCCTATATTCTGTATTTCGGTCAGCTTCCAAGATTTACCAGCCTGAACTTGTGCGTACATATCGCGGCAGAACTTACGACTGGTATCTATTAAAAAGCCGTCCGTCCCAGCTACTTCTTTTTCCTTAGAAGTGCCTTTAGCTTCAGGACGCAATGAATAAACATAGCGAACAACAAATTCTTCTTCTACTGGCGGTATTTCTTCAAGTAGTTTCTTACCTTCTTTAGTAACTTCTACTACCCGCTGCGAACTGTCTAAGATTTCTTCTACTGCCAGCTTAATAGCGTTAGCTTCGTTCAGTCTTTGAAGCCCTGCTATGACTCGTTCTATAGAAAGTTCTAACTGCTTGGCAATAGCCGTAAAAGGTGTAGACGGGTTCTCTTCTAAGATACTTAAAATAGCCGTGTCTATCGGGTCAACTTCTGCGAACCAGTACTTTCGGTTAAGTTCTTCGTGGAGGTCTGCGCCTGTTTCACTTTCAAAGTTTAACGCCTTCCCTTCACCGACTGGCTCGTAGTCCGTAGAACCGCAGCTACTGAAGTAGTCAATAAGTATCTGGTCTTCTTCTTTAGAACACTTAGAAGCCTGTAAGGGTTGTTCAAGTTTCGGTAGGCCTATCTTTTCCCGTATTTCTTCCTGAGTCATAACGCCCACTACTGTAGACTCTGAAAACTGAATAGAAATAGGTTCGGTGTCTTTAATGTATAGACAGTTAGACAGCCCCTGAAGTGCTGCCAGTTCGTTAAAGACCCTTTCTATAAACTGCTGTCGCCCGTTTACATAGGTGTTCTGGAATAACTCGAAACTGTCTACTAACTGGTTGCGACTCGTAAATATTCCGTCTTCTTTAATTCCAAAAAGGGCAGGGTCGGTTACTTGGTGACCCGCGTAAATTTCACGCTGTACCGTCTTATTTAGAATGTCGAAGCGCTTATCAAAGTCGTTACCGTTTAGCTGCTGAATTTCTACGCCCCTGTCTTTACTATCTGCAAAGTTCAGGACTATAGAATTAGCGTTATCCGTCCCGGTGAACTTGCTTTTAATCTGACGCTCTATTTCTTCTTGTTCTTCTTGGGTCGGTTCACCGTTGTAGAAAGAAACTATAGTACCGCCTACGAAGTTATTCTTAACGCTGTTCAGGTGGAAGTTTGCTATTTCTACGTCCAGTTCTACATAAGCTGTAGAGCCTAAGTAAGTAGGTAGCGGGTAGTATTTACAGTCTGGGCTATAACCCTTAACGTAAAGTAGCTGTTTACCGCTTGGTTGTTTCCAGTTAAAAGCGTCTATCTTTTCTATTACTGGCTGGTGTTTAGACCAGTCTTCAGAATAGTAATAACAGGTTCCGTCTTCATTTGACCTGTACCGGGCGAAGTCCGCGTGATATATCGCGGCTATTTTGTCGTTCAGTTGGTTATAGACTATTTCAAGCGCGAACCCGTTATAGAGTTCGTAGTCAAGCGCTACCTTTTCTAAGATGTCGTTAAGACTTTCGTACTGGTTAGGCTCGTTCATAAACTGCTGTAGCCTTGCCAGCTTCATAGTGTCCAGACCTTCGGACTTCACCGCCCAGCCCTGACCTACTACGTAGTCTTTCTTAGAGTTAATTATAGCGTGATTTTTTGCGCTTCTTCTGTATAGGTTTAGAAGATACTCTGGGTAACGGTTCTTGTACTCTCCGTCGTCGCCATACAGAATCCAGTCTTTGCCTCTGGCTTCCTTAAAGGTCGGCACTTTGTGTGCCCCAAAATTCAATACTTTAAGAGCCATAAACTACGTAGGTTGAGTTACCGCCTGAATAGCTGGTAACAGGTGTAGAAGTTCCTGTAACTTTCACTATACCGCTTTCTAATTCTGTTAATCCGTCTGGGTCTAAGTTACTTGCTGAACTGTTCGCAAAAACAAAGTAGCGCCATTGCCCCTCTGTGGGTAGTTCTATCTGGGCGGCTAAGTTGTCTGGGCTTGTCTGTTCAGTTATTACGAACTTATTAAACCTTTCAGGGTAAGCGCTGGAGTCGGTAGCTACGCAGTATTCTACTTCTTCTGTATTGTCACTCTGGAACTTAAATAAGTAGTAAGTAGCCGTTCCCTTTTCTGTAAGGGTTAAAGCTACCGTGTTAGCGCTATTTCGGGTTATGTTTATCAAACTGCAAATACTACGTATTCAATATCGCAGTCTGCCGTGTCAGCTTGTGCGCTGATATTGTCAATATCTACGAAGGCGCTAAAAGCCCCTGCGCTTGTGTCTGCGTCCATACTTCCAGTAGAAAGCATAAACGTAGCCCCAGCGTCTACTTTAACGTCTGCTGTTTCTGCGCCAGACTTCTTGAACCGTACTCGTATGAAGTTGGTGTTATCGAGGTTGGTGATTCTGATATAGCGAACACTTGCCCGAACAAACTTCCCCTGCCCGTTATTAGAGTTAAGTTCTATTAAGTCCATTTCGCCAGAACTGGAAACCGTCATAACTCTACGGTCTGCTTCAGCGACTGAAGAAATAGTACGGGTGTGAGTTCCGCCCCGGTCTACCCCTCCGAGTGAAAGGCTTTCAGTTATAGTTATGGTAGCGTCTGAGGCTGTAATTGTTGAAGCCATAAGGTGTCTTTTTTAGTAAATAGCAAAAGGCGCAAAGTGTGCCATAAGGTGTCTTTTTAGGTAAAAAAAAGAGGGCCACCGTGTCGGCAGCCCCCAAAAAACAGAATGAAAAACTCAGAAAGGAAGAGTCTAAAGGTAGTTATTTTTAAGCCTGTGTGGTGTCAGTTACAGAATCTACCAGCGTGGAAGTTATACTAAGCATCTGCTCTGCCTCCATGCCAGAAAACGTAAGGCTGTAGCCGCTAAGGTCGCCAAAAGCAGTCCCGGTAGCTGAAGTGCCAGCGTTCAACTCTAAGCCGTTTTCGTAGCCAGCCACCCAGTAGTTACCGTCGTTAGTTTCTACGATAGCAACAAGTCGCTGCTGTGCAAGTAGCTTAATTTCGTTACGCTTGGTCACGTCCAATTTAGAAAGAACTACTACTACTTCTGGCGTAAAAAAGAGAGTCCCGTTCTGGCTATTGCCGTTAATTGTTTCCGTAAGACTGGAAGTTTCCTTAAGCTGGTCGTACTTGTAGAACTCCTGAGCAGCAGAAGAAAAAGATGTAATAGCGCCAGCAGAAACAGCAGCGCCCATCGCTACATAATCTTCAAGGCTACCGAATCTAACACTCTTCACCCCACCGACTGCGTCACGGCAATCTAAGTCAAAGCCCGTCGTTAGGGCGCAATTTGTATAAGCCATATTCTTACTTATTAATAGTTAAAGGGTGAAGGGGCGACCCTAAAGCCGCCCCGTTAAATTATACGATAACTTTACCGACTTCTGCTGGGTAAGCTACACCTACTCCCATTGTCCACTCCATAGCGACCCTAAACTTACGGTCGTCCTGAGAGTACCAAGATTCGATGTTAGTAGAATCGGCTTCCAAGTCCATACCCAAGAAAACGTTAGAAGAAGAGAACCCTACTACTTTGTCAGCAGTATTTAGGCCGCCTACTCCTACAATTTCCAGATTAGTACCGGGCATGATGATTCTTAGAGGGTCTACGTCTGCTCTATCCATTGAACCTTGAAGCGCACCACCTGAAAGAATAGAAGCGCCTCCGTTTCCGTTCATAATCGCAGCAGCAAGTGTTCTAAACTTGTCTACTCCCAAGTAAATACGGAAATCGTCCTGTGCAACAGCCGCAGATGGAGCCTCTACGTAGATTCTTTCTACTGCCTCCACGACGTTGTTAATGTCTACAGCGCCTGAAATAGCAGAACCGAAAGAGCCAGAAGTTCCGTTACAGTCAGTAAAAGAAGCTGCCCCTTTGAGGATACCGTCGAACATTGCGTTATTGCCAGTTCCTGTAGCTGTGTTTCCGTTCCAGATAACAGTTTCCAAAGAATCCTGAACCTTTGCTACAAGGTAGTTAGCAAACTGAGCCTCGAAAGGCAGAGCCTCCTGATGAGTTCCAGCAGGCATTTGAGTGCGCCAGTAGTAAGCGTTCAAGTCCTTTGGACAGAACTCCATGTTAATCTTAACCTGCTTGGCGTCGATAGTTTCCTGTGTAAAGGTCGCGTCGCCTGAAGCGTTCCAAGCGCAGCCGCTACCATCTTGCATAGTAACATCTACGTCCATCTTGTTAATTTTCGTTTCGCCCTTCACTCCGATTTGTGGAGTCAAGAAGCCCGCGGTACGCCCACCAATTAGGGCAGCGGTAGCCATGTCGAACTGTTGCTCGTCAATATAGGCGGTAAGTGCTGTTAGGTCTAAAGCCATTTTGAAAAAGTGTTATATAAAGATTAGTTCATTTCTTTCATAGCCTCACGCATCTTAGACGCAAGGGCTGAGTAGTCCGTACCCTTTCCGAACGGGTTAACTACTTTCTTAGTTGGCTCTTCTTTCGGAGTAGCGGCCATCTTCTCTACTATGTCTGTAATGATACCTACAGCCTCTGTAACTTCGTCTACGTTCTTCTTAGAAGCAAATGCAGCCGCGTCAATTTCAGACTTAATAAGGTTAGAAACTGCGCCCAGAATATCCTCTTTGAACGCTTCAGCGTCAAACGTGGCAGAAGCCTCTACTTCTACTTCTTCAGTCACTTCTTCAGTCACTTCTTCAGTCACTTCTTCAGCAGACATTTCTTCTTCTTTTTCTTCGCCCGCTTCTTCAGTAACTTCTTCTGGTTCTGCTTCTGGTTCAAGAATTTCAACGATAACCCCGCCTTCTGTTCTTACTACTATTCCGTCCTCCATTTCGTGGGCAGCGTCTGGCGCTGGTACTACTTCCCCGTCTTCACCTACTACAGCTACGGTAGCGCCTAACTCTACGGCTGGCTCTACTCTTACTATAGTTCCGTCTATTAACTTTGCGTCTACAAACGCTTCGGCTACAGGTTCTTCGTTAAAAAGAAGTTTCTTAATTTCTGGCAGTTTGCTACCTACAAGTTCTGAAAGGTTCATAAGGTTACTTTAGAATTAAATAGCAACGTTATAGAAGTGTGCCACTTAGGAACTCAGCGCCTTCTCAATTTCTTCAATAATCATTTTATCGACGTCCATTTTGCGCGATTCGCTAAAGACGCCTTCTACTGAAAAGCCCTTAAAAGTTCCGTCCTTTACTTGCTTCCAGACTTCGTCGTTATCGACTTTGTAAGAAACAAACCAGCTACCGTTAGTTAGCTTGTCGAAGCCTTTAGGTGTTGGCTTGGTTTCGTCAATAAGAAAAGACTCGAACATAAACACACCGTCTACAGGTGTTTCGTGGTCGAGGTTCGTGGCGTTAGTCTTTCCTTCTTTCATAAACCTATATGCTATCTTTCGTATAGATTCAGCGTCAAAGACTACATAGTATTCGCGTCCTTCTTCGTCCTTGCGGTAAATAGGGTAGTCTGCTACCATAGCCGCGCCTGAAACTATGCGCTTCTCTTCGTTCAGACTAAACTTGTGCTGTTTATTGAAGGCTAAAAATTCACGCTCTATAGCGGGCGAATCGACTAAAGAAATAGCGTCTAAGCCTGTTTCTTCGTCGTCATTTATAGTAAGGTAAATTACTGGTAGCTTATCCATCTATTCCGAAAGTAACTTGATTCTCTATTTGTGTTATGTTATTCTGGCTTCCCGTTAGTTCTGTTTCTACAACGAAAGCCTGAATAGGGGCTAACTGTGCAGACTGAGCGTTACCCAGTTCTGTAGTGTTAGTGGTTACTGGGTCTATCATAGGCGTAGCCTGTTGAGTAGGAACGGTAAAGCTGCCGCCTGTGTTGGCTGTACCTCCACCGGGGACGCTGCCAAGTATTGTCTGGGCTTGCGCCATAGCCGCTACTACTGAACCTACCATAGAAGCTATATAGGCTACTTGTAAGAACGGGGTAGCTGGAGTAGGGGGCGTAGAAGCTGCGCCAGTTGCGCCAGCAATAGCGCTCGAAATAGCTATAGCCGTGTTTATTGCAAGTTCAGCTAAAGCGAAACCTTTAGCCGCTTGTATTCCATCTTCGCCCTGTTGCTCTAAGAAACCAGCTATAGCACCTAACGCGCCCGCTGTTTGTGTTGCTGCTTCTATTTGGTCGTCCCTTCTTATTAACGCCTGTTCTCTGGCTATGTTGCTTAACTTAATCTGAAAAGCAGCTTCAAGCCTTAGCATATCTTCGTGATTCTCTCTGGCCTCCGCTGTCATTTCTGAATTAGTCTCTGCTAACCGCTTACGCGTAGAAATAAGATGTTCAAAATATTCATCTGTAGCTTCCCTTATTTTAGCCGAAAAATCAGCAGCTCCGGGGTCTTCAAGTTCGCGCAAATAAGCAAACATGGCGCTTCTTGCTTCTGACCTCTGGGCCATTAACTCATCTTCTTCAGCCCTTAACGCTGCCGCGTTCGTCTTCTGCTCAGAAAGTACCCCGTTAATCCTTTCTAAAACGTCTTCGCGTTCTGCCTGTGCTTCTATTAGGGCTGTCTGTGATGCTATGCTTTCTTTGTTCATAGCAAGTTCAGCCTCCCTTAGTTTTATTCTTAAGTCTGCCGCTTTTAGTTCGCCCCTGATTTGTGCTTCAAGAATTACGGCTAACTTGTCGTTAGCTTCTTTCCTTGCGTCTATAGTAAGTTCTATATTGTCCCTTACCTGTCTTTCGTCTTCTGCCAGCCTTTGTTGGCTAAGTGCAAAGCGCCTCTGTTCTGCTTCTGCAAGTTCTAACTCTTCACGCATTTCTACAATGGCTGAAGCCTGCTCTAAGGCTCCGTCTGCCCCGTTAAAAAGCGCGTTACTGAAGTTGCTGAACTGTTTAGCTATAGAAGAAAAGTCTAACTTCTTAAGGTTACTTAGCCCGTCTACGAGGTCTTGAACTGCCGTAGCGACATTAGAAAAGACTACCTCTATAAGTACCATAGACTTATTGAAGCCTCTTAGTATTCTTTGGTTAGACTTGAACAGTTCCGCAAGTTTGCCCAGAACTGCGACCACTACGCCCAGTTTACCAATAGCTTTAAGCGTACCTATAAAGCTGTTACCTAAAGTCTTTACCCCTTTGCTGGCTTGCTTGGCGCCTTTTTCTGCGCCCTGAAAGCCCGCTTTCATTTGCGTAGTTAGTTCCTTCTGGGTAGCTTTTACTTTTTCGAGTTCTTCCCGTAACGCCCCTATGTCGTCGGTAGCCTCTCCAGTTTTTACTTCTACATCTATTGCAACCTTCGTAGCCATTAAGCGAGGTCTGTGATTCTGTAAAGAATGTTTACTACTATGTCGCTGTCGCCCGCTGTTGGGTCACCCGTTAGAACGGTTACTTGCAGGGCGTCACCCGTTACAATGTTATTATTTACTTCAGTCATAGCGAAGGCGCCTAAAGTATCGGACGTCTGGCTTATGTCTATTCTGGCCTGTGTTATGGTCGCCCCCGCACTTG